GCCGCAGGGGCATAATAGTCATATACATAAAAAGGCCAAAGGCCGCGGGGGGTGGTAATACTAACACCCCCCGCCTTACAATAACGTCACTGCCTACGTATCTCCACTGAATGCACAATTAAAGTCAAACTTCTGATCGTAGATAACTCCAGTTGAAGTAGACATGTTTATCCCTTGTATAATAATCATCGGCACGTTGGCTCCAGCTAGCCACCTGTTCTGGTCAATCTTGGACGGCCTTAATTTACGTGAAAACTGATACACATCTCCTTGTCGCAGTAAGACCTCTTCAAAGTGATATATCTTTCCAACCTTATCGCGAAACTCAGGAATAGTCGACGGATCCCATCCATTATTAGCAGTAGTTGGAATAGAAGTAAAATCCGGATTTCCAACCGTGTAGAGAAACCATACACGCAACTTCATAGGATCACCAGATAACACTGTCTCCAAGGGAGGATCCATATTAGCAACCGTCATGTTGAACTTACCTCCTCTCAACACGATATCACCATTAAATGCTGGTACTGCAGTGCCAGCATTTAATTGCTGGGCACCTCCTGTAGCTAACCAGAAAGGAAAAGCTATAGACATAGGAAATGCTTGAAAAACATTTGAATCAGTGGTAGACAATCCTGATATTCTTGAAAATGCAGATGAACTGAATGACCTGTAATGAGACTTAAACCGTGTTTCTGCAAATAAATTATTTGCAAAACGACGAGCAGAGAATGGTTTCCTTCGAAACAAACTCATAGCAGACGACGCATTGGACGCTTGGGAAGTGCGACCAGTTCTACGGAACCTGGAAGTACGCTTCCGCGTAAAACGTCTACGCTTTCCAAACATTCTCTTGGGAGCATGAACTCTCTTACGTTTAAAAACCATCGCTACTTTTTAAAACTGAACGATGGTATAGTGTTACCCATCGTGAAGGGGGTATTTATAGATCGGTGGCTCCGCCACTAACGAACCGGTTACTCGCCTGCGGCTCGGCTCCTTGCCGTTCCGGCAAGACACTCGGCGGCTGCGGCGCCTCGGTTTTACATTTAACGTTCGCTTCGCTCACTCGCCATTAATAAGGATAATGGTGCAGGTCAACTCGCCTGCGGCATCTTTATTCAAATAGATTTATTACAGTCATACGACGAAGTAATGCCTCGTGCTGCACATGCGCAGACTGAGTAATACGATCGAAAAAACAATCGTAAGGACTGAAATTACTAGTTACAATAAACCTTGTAGCATACAAAGGAATCATTCCTCCCTTATTCTCAACTAAACACTTGTAACGATCAAACCATCTTAACAAATGATTAATATCAATCCCGCCTGGTCCGAAATCATCAATAATCACATCTTTCTCCATGAGATAACCATTCCACCACTTCGTTCTTGGTTCCTTCACATAAGCATCCGTAAGTTCGGCGTGAGCCCGCCGAGACTTCCCAACACCAGGCGGACCCCATATCCAATCAACACGAACATCAGGACGCTCTACAGGACGACAAAGGGTTAGAGCGTTTCGTAACAAGTTATGTCCTGAGAAATACCAGCATCCGGGATTGGCTCTAGCGAATCCATCCAATCCTGTAATTCCTTCTGAGAGGGCAGACCCAAACTGGACGGCGAGCTCATCTCGACCTGCTCGAACTTCTGCTGGCTTTCTACCAAATTCTTCAAATCTTCCATCTTTGATGCAATACTCTCTATTCTGTCTTGGAGAACCTCTTGCGACTTCATAATGCGCTCGAGAGCTAAGTTGGTGTTGTAGAGCGCGCATATCACGGCGCTGTCGAAGTTTGAAGTACCCCTGGAGGTGCGGAGTTCCTCCATCACCGACTTCTTTCCCGACGATTCCATACTCGACCTGTTCATGGTTAGCCACAAAAGAACAGCACTTACTATACTCTTCCTCAGTATAGTTATTGAGGGTGAAACACCAAGACTTCGCACCGTTAGGCATAAGTGAGAATGAATGGAAACATCCCCTCATCGGGGTCTCTTTATAGATGGCCGCAGGGGCATAATAGTCATATACATAAAAAGGCCAAAGGCCGCGGGGGGTGGTAATACTAACACCCCCCGCCTTACAATAACGTCACTGCCTACGTATCTCCACTGAATGCACAATTA